AAGAAGTGTTCGTAGGTAAATTACCCGTAGTAGCTGCAGTCGCAATGTAAAGTTTATCAAGGTAAACAACTTGATCGTTAATAGCGTAGGCAGTTGTGTTGTTATAGTCAGGGACAGCAAGCAGGTCATCTATCTGGTCTTGTAGTGAAAGAGCAGAAGAAGCAATTGCAGCAGTTCTTGCAGTAGCTTCAGCTGCTAGTTGAGCTGCAGTTACTTTAGCGTTAGCTACAGTTTCTGTTGCGGTTAACCTTGAAAGCACAGCATCCCCTGAGTAACCTTCAGTGTAACCAGTGAAATCTATAAGGTCACTAATGTTTCCATTACTAGTATTTAAGTTTGTAGTAAGAGTACTTAGATTACTAGTCAATGTCGGGATAGTAGCAATCGGAGTAGATAGACTACTAGCTAACTCACTGTCGGTTATAGCACCATTTAGTGTAGTAAGAAGTTCTCCTGCTGATGCTGACTGACTATCTACATATTGTTTAATAGACTGTTGGGTCGCTAAGGCTGTGTTAGAGTTAGATGCCATATTGTCTTCATCTAGTATACGTGTCACGGTAGTACCAGTAGTTCCCTTAAGACCACCAAACTGTATTGTAGTTTCTACTTTAACACCACCACCCATAACAGTCTCTAAGCATTTAATACCCCCAAAGTTTAACTCAGCGGATCCACTAGAGTTTGCTATAATAATTGGAGAGCTATAGGGCCCTCCCATTCTTATCTTAGCAGACCCCCATAATACAAGGTCACCAGTCCCAAACTCACTAACATAACTATTAGAACCATCATGGTATATTTGTAATATCTCATTGTAAGTAGACTTAGACCCCTGACCAAACTTAATATCATCACCAGCAGTAACATTGATATCACTTCCACCAGTAGAGTTACCTTTAGCTAAATCCTCTGCAAGGGTCGTAGGGGAACCACCAGCTTCTATCTTATTAACTTTATTATCTATTTTATCTAACTCACGTTGAGTAGACCTTGCATCGTATTTAATTGGTAACATTATCTAAACCCTCTTATCCTTCCTTTAATAACAATGTTAGAGATTTCCCAAGTGTCCGAATCTTCAGAAGAGCTTACCTTCATAAAAAGGTACCTGCCTGAAGTACGAACAGGGTACTCTTTGTACTCTGAGTTTACATAAAAAGAATCAGCAGGGTTAAACGTAGGCTCATCATCAATGTTATTTGCCCAACCAATCTGAACTAAAGGATCACCTGACCCGATCTTACCTACCCTAACACTTGTAATCTCTTTAATAGAGTAAGGGTCGTCTAAGTCATGAGCTTTGGTCAAAGCGCTAGTTGTATGTGCAGATGCAGACTCGTCTTCAAGATAGATAGAGGAACTACTACTAGCTGTAATAACGTGAGGAAATACTCCACTCTCCAGAGCTGCAGAAACGTTAGAAGTTTTCTTACTAAAAACACCTGTTGAGTAATTGTAAGTAATCTCTACATTAGGTTTTGTATCATTTAAGGGTAAAGACCAAATAACTTCATTGTTCTTTTTATTGTGGTATGCACAAACTTGTGGGTATTCAGACTCTGAAATATTAGCTAAGATGTAGCGGTTAATACCTTCCCCATCTCCAATACGGGTAACGCTGTTACCATCTGTCATAAACAAACCTCTTCGTGACAAACCGTAGTTAACCCTGTCTACTGATACTACTGACCTAGCGGACACTGCTCCGACCCCTGAGGTCATAGCGGTTTGATACCCAAAGTAAAAGGGAGACCCGAGGTAGCTAAGGATAAACATCTGATCATCTGTGTAGATAGCCTTATTCTCACCTAAAGGTACAATGCATTTAAGGGGAGACGATGCTTCTCGTAACGTAAGACTACCAGCAGCGTTATCGGCAGCAGGTGCCCAATCATCTGGATCGTCCTCTGCAGACCAAGCTACATCATAAGGATGCTCTGTGGTAGCTTTGTCGTAGTTGACAGCTAGTATGTGTGGGCCTGACTTATCAATAGCTCTTACCCTAGTAAAAGGGCAGTTTGTAATCTGTGTTGTGATTTGAAGATTAGCACCAGATCCGCCAGAAGCCGAAAGAATTTGGTTGGCTGTGTAAGTAGTTCCAAAGTTTGTAACTTGTAGTTGAGTAACTACTCCGCTGTTTACACCTGTAACCTTTGCAGCAAGACCTCCGGTAAAGGTAACAATATTGTTGAGTGCGTAAGAAGACCCACCGCTGGTTATAGTAACACCTGTGGCTTTGTTCAAAGACATTTCAGCAAAGTTCTCATTGTTCTTTTTAATCTTAATAGGACCTGCGTTATCAGCAGCTAGCACCCAAGTACCAAAGTTAGTAAAGGACCAAGCAGATGCCTCAATTACCCCATCATCCCATACAGAACCACCAGCGTCCCAAACAGTAGACCCGGAGTCCCAAGTAGAAGCTCCAGCTTTTTCTACTAAGTTATAACCGGAGCCTACTATCTCACCGTCAACTTCAGGTGAGTCTTGTTTGTAACGGTACAGCTTAGTTAAATCACCCGCATAGATTACCTTAGTGCCGTACTCTTGTATTGAAGTAAGGCCACGTATAGGCTTGTAGACCCCCACAGAGTTTAAGGGTCTAAGTAAAAAACTATGACCGGGTTTACGCCTAACACCAGTCTCTGTAAATTGGAGTCCGTCAACGTCAGCCCAGAAGGGGATGCTTCCATCAAATTTATTTGTTTGCCATCCAGAAAGAATCAGTGGCGTTAAGTCAGCCGGAAAGAAACCTCTCGGTGCTCTTGGTGAAGTTGACATATGTTTCTCCTATTAGTATGTACGTTTCCAGATTGCAATAGCAATGTATGGCATACGGTTATCAAAGGATTGACCACCACCTGTAGGCGCTGACTCAAACTGAGGGCTTCCTACGACACTTGCGCTAGAACCTTCGGGTTGGCTACCACTAGATGATCTGTTTTCACGAACCTCTATTGTAGTTGTGTGCGTGTGTGCCGGTATTTGGTCAACTGTTAGGGTTTGACTTTCAGAACCGTGAGAGTCTACCCCTAAAGCGTACTCAGGGTCAGCTACAGTCTTAACACCAACAAGAGCTTTACCGGTCGCATACCGTTCCCATGTGCCACCAAATATAGAAGCGGGGGTAACAGATGTAGTAGTTAAGTATAAAGCCCCTACTGGGTATGCGGCAAGGCCTGAAACGGCTGCAGCAGTCGTATTAAGAGTTGTACTTCCAAAGAAGCTTGTAGTTGTGCTGCCTGTAATAGCACCTGTTAAGTTTATAGTTTTATTAGTAGAAAAGTAACCTGATTGTACAGGGTAGGGGTTAAGTAACTCCCAAGAAGAGTTTACAGCATTCCACATTAACTCGTGGTAAGCCCCTACTTTAATCATGCCTTGTGCTAAAGCCACATTACCAAAAACTGTAATAGGGCTTATACCGGTACTGTTAATGTTTATTGTAGAACCGCTTGGTCCATTAGCAACATGAAACAATACGGTGACTCTTTCACCTGCAGTCTTAGTTGCGGCTGGAGAAAAGGCAGCTACATACGCTGTCCCAGTTCCGGAGGATGTTGCAAAGTCTTTAGAGGTCTTACGGTAATCGTTGATACCATTATTAGCTTTTACAAAGTTTTCCCTTACAGACGCTGTAGTAGGGTTACCCTCTTCGGGTTTATTTACGTCAATACCAATAGGCATTATATCTCTCCTGTATTATTATTTATCTCGTTGAACGCCTTTGGCTTTCTCAACGGTCCTCATGGCACCTAGGCCAAGCATACCTAATAGCACAGGCATCATCTCTGATAGAGCTATAAGGGGTATAGTGATTGTAGAATTGGATAAAGCAAGCGCAAAGTTTGCCATCGGTATGACCAAGAAGTTACTTGCCATTCCCAAGCAACATACCCAACCCACAGCTGGCCTCCAACCTGCGACGAATAAACTTTTGTGTTCCGCTTCTTTCTTATTAACTTCAATCTGAGCTTTAGAAAGTACCTGCGCATGCTCTTGAGCCATGGTTGCAATCTTGTGGGCAATGGCATTCTTCTTGTCTTTGTCCTCTATAAATTTATCCAGTAGCCCTGTAACAGGCCCTATAAGTTGTGCTAGCATCAGTCCTCTCCTTTTTGTTTAAACGTTACTTAGCTTGCAAAGGGCCTTTAAGTTTCTCTAGCTTTTCTTTTTCTTTCTTTTCAGCAGGAGAAAGATTAAGGTTTTGCATTTGAACATCTTTAGCACGTTTAATCTTCTTCTTCTTTTTCTTAGCTGCATGGTATTCTTTTAATCCAGCTTCGTCATACTCGTATTCCTTGCCTTTGTACATTGGCATTGTTATTCTCCTATTTACTTAGTGGACCCTTACGGTACTTAGCTGTCTTCTTAGCAATCTTATCTGGTTGCTTAGAGAACTGCTTACCTTTCTTAGTGTCTTCTCGTTTCTTTTTGCTGGTAGCTGCATACTCTTTACTAGACAAAGAATCCCTAGCTGCCTTGGGTAAGTATCGTTCACCGGTAGCCTTAGGGCCCCTTGTGCTATTCTTACCAGACTTAGTGCCCCACTTTTCTTTAGTCCACTTAGTCAAAGACTTCTGCTCTTTAGATTTACTGCCTGAGTAGCCACCACCCATTTCTTTGTAATACTTACCAGCTAACTGCATAGCACGGGCTGAATGCTTACCACCCATTTTACGTTTAGCCTTTGCTTTAGCTTTAGCCCATAACTTTGGATGAGTCCTAGCCATTACCACTTCACCTTGTTAGCCCAGTAAGCTGCTGACAAAGGCCCCTTAGCAATGTTTTTACCATGACGAGCCTTAAAGCTTTTACGCTTAGCTTTCATCTTTGCTCCTTCACCTGACTTAGGCTTACCTGCAGTAGATGCGCCTTGCTCTCCAAAGCGAATTGTTTTAATTGTGTCACCTGACTTAGCCACAACTACGTGTGACTTCTTAGGGTGACTAGGGGTTCTCTTAGGCTTATTAAACCCAGAGACCCCTGCCCTCTCTAATCGAGGATCTTTTTTACTAGCCATTTTATTCTCCTACAATAAGTACTTAACGCCCATACTTACAAACCCAGCTAGCGTAACCCACATAACCCTCTCAACCCAAAGGTTGGAGGCTATGCTGAGTTCTAGTTTTCGAATACGAGCTTCATGGTCATCCATGCGGCTTCGTGTTTCTAAGTACTTAGCTTCGAGTACTGATAGGGTCTTTAAGCTTTGTGCTATATCTTTAAGTGCAGATCTAACATCCTTCATGTCTTCTGACATGTTTTCTTGTTGGACCTTTAGGGTTGTCATTAAAGCTGTAGTATCGCCATCCATGGATTAACCCCCTTAGTCTTCGAATAAATTGTTATAAGAAATAAAAGCAGACACTACCTCATCAGTGTGTACTACTGAGCAAATAGCTTGCACTTCAGTTGACTCACCGCTATAGTCGTCACCCGCTGAAATTACTTTGCGGCTGTAGGCTGAAGAGATTTCAACGCCATCATCAGTGATTGCTGTCTTGGTGCGTACCTGTACGGCCTTAAACTCGCCAACAATTTCAATCTTATCTTCTGTAATTACTTTTTCTAATGCCATTATATATATTCCT